CTGCTGCTAACTTCACCATTGCTGAGCGCATTAAAGACAAGTTCGACCGCGCTAAGTTTTCCAGCATCATCTTTGATGCAGCTTCAGGACCAGCGCAGGTGACGCCAGCAGCGCCTGAGCCTTACTTTCAAACACAGCTAACTGCTACGTTTGAAGCCTATCTAGACTGAGCACAGCCACCTACCGTTCACAACATGGCTACTGTTCTGTCCGGTACGTCCGTCGCCCTTTACTACAAGCCCGCTGGCACTACAGGTAACTTTCCTGAGTCTGGCGTCAATACCAGCACTGATGTCATCACCGTTCAGACGTATCTGAATTTCAAACCTGGCGATCCGGTCAAGTTCCGCGTCATCAACACACAAACTGGCGGTTCCGGCTCCGGCACTCTGCCTGCGCCGATCTCAGCGGTTACTACCTACTACGTGCTGAGCTACACCGCAGCCACTGGCGCGCTGACAGTCTCAACCGCCGCTGGTGGCACCATCCTTGCCATCACCGATGACGGCACGGCTGTAGCGCCTAACGAGTTTGAGGTGTATTATGCCGACTATGCCGTCGTTGGCCAGGTGCAAAGCTGGAGCTTTAATATCAGCCGCGCCGAAATCGATGTCACCACCATCGGCCAAGCTGCTGGGCAGTATGCGCCATTTCGCGCTTACATCCCCGGCTTTGCCGACGGCGATGGCACTGCTACCGTTTACGTCACCGATGAAGACGCTGCGCTGTCCAATCGGATGGTGGAAGACGTACTGCAACGCCAGCAGGTTGGCTGCAGCTTCAAGCTGTACACCGATCTGCAGGCAAGTGAAGCGCTGAGCCGCAGTATCGCAATGGACGCAGTGCTGCTGTCTGCTAGCCTTAACGTCAACCCTGATGATGCTCAGCAGGTAGAAATCACATTTCGCCCTGCTGGCGTACCAACTTTTGACTTCAGCAAGAGCTGATAGCTTGACTTGGGAGATGGTTTGCCCCTGGGTTGCGCCAGGGGTTTTTTTATGCTTAAAGTAGAGCGAACCTACAGGTTTTTATGGTTGCTCAGCCCGTGCGCGCATTGGATCGCCTGAAAAAAGCGGCAAATCTTGTGCCTATTCGCAAGGTAGTCACACTTAGCGACGGTTCAGAGTTTGAGTTTTGGCACACTGCCCTGACGATGGCAGAGCGTGAGCGTGCGACGAAAGCTGCTAACAGCAACGATCCCAACGCATTAGCGATTCAGTTGCTTGTGCAGAAAGCACAGGATGAAAACGGCAGTCGCATGTTCCAGGCTGGCGAGGTTGCCGAGCTAAAGAATGAGGTGCGTGACAGCGACCTGCAGCGAATCATTTTGGCATTGATTCAAGATGACGTGGTGGAGCTAGACACGGGAAACTGAAACAGGAGCTAAAGCGGGATAACCTGCTGATGCTCCAGTTGTCACTAGCAAAAGAATTGAGCTGCACGCTAGCCGAACTTTTGGAACGGGTTACACCTGAAGAACTGCTTCTATGGAATACGTTTTTCGGGATTGAACGCGAAGAAGAAGCTAAAGCGGCGAAGCGGCGCAAGTAGAATCGTTGTATCGCTAGGGTCCTGCCGTGAGCGTCGTTGCCAATATCGCGGTCAACCTAGACGCCACTAAGGCGCTGGCAGGACTCAAGGGGCTAGATAATGCCGTTAAAGGAATAGGCGGTGGCATAACCAAGCTTGGCCAGCAGATGTCGGGCCTGGCTGGTATTGCCGCTGGCCTTGGCGCTGGTGCTGCCGTTAGTGGATTCATAAAGGCTGGAATCGAAGCTGATCGCACATCCAAGACGATCAAAGCTCTTGCAGGTCAGTACAAAGAAGTTGAGGGTGTCAACAAACTTGCCAATGAAGCGGCTAAGCAGTTTGGTTTAGGGCAAACAACAGCAGCAAAATCCGTTGCTGATCTGTATGGTCGTTTGCGCCCGATGGGAATTAGCCTAAAAGATATTGGCACAACCTTTACTGGCGTCAATAAGGCTGCCGCATTGATGAATCTGACTAGCGCCGACACAGAAGGCGTGATGCTGCAGCTCAGCCAGGCAATGGGCTCTGGCGCCTTGCAGGGTGACGAGTTGCGCTCAATTATGGAACGATTGCCTGCCGTTGGCCAAGCAGTCGCAAAAGTCATGGGCGTCACTGTTGGCGAGGTCAAAAAGCTCGGCTCTGACGGAAAGATCACAACAGATGTGATCATTAAAGCAATGGCGGAGCTAAATAAGATCCAGGCGCCACCGCCGGACCCTTATAAACTATTCCAAGCTGCGCTTGAGAATTTAAGTACAACGATTGGCACCCAGCTATTGCCCGTGTTCACGCCGTTGGTACAAAAACTTTCGGAAATAATTGCCAAAATCACTAAACTCGGAGTAGCAAAAACAATAGCCGATGCCTTGCTTCCAATCGGACAAGCTGCACTTGGTTTGCTTGATGTATTCACTAAGCTCCCAGAGCCTATCCAAAAGTTTGCCATTGGATTAGGCGCCCTTACCCTTGCCCTTGGCGTAGTTGCCGTTCCACTTGGTTTGGTCATTTCAGCATTCGGATCGATTATCACTGCTGCTGGCGGCGTCGTTGCAGCAATTAGCGGCATGTCGATTTTGGCGACACTTGCGGGGTGGTTGGGCGCATTGATGCCTGTAATTCAGGCTGTTGTGGCGCTTTTTGCTGGGCCGGTTGGATGGATTGCCGCCATCGTTGCCGCTGGCGTTGCAATCTATACCTTTAGAGATCAAATCGCCGGAGCATTTAGAGCCATTATTGATATTGTGAGATTCGCTGCTCAAGGATGGTACGAAGTACTGATCAAGCCAGTCATGGATTGGATGCAAGGTCTTTACGAGAACATTGTTACCGTAGCTCAAAAGATTGCAGAAGCATTCGCTGCGCCATTCAAGGCGGTTGCCAATTTCATTCGAGGCGTTATCAATGGAATCATCGGTGGCGTTGAGAATGCCATCAATGGCGCTATTAACGGAATCAATAAGCTTGTAAGCGGCGCCAATCAAGCACTTGCAGCATTGAAATTGCCGACCATTCCACTTATGAGCACCGTCAGCCTGCCTCGCTTTGCCGAGGGTGGTGTTGTCAACAGGCCAACCCTGGCGATGGTAGGCGAAGGCGGCGAACCTGAATATATCGTGCCGCAATCAAAAGCAGCAAACTTTGCGCAAAACTATATTGCTGGCAATCGCGGCGCCAAAGCGATCGACGGCAGCGCATCGACGCCCGCCATTAGCATTCAAACGGGACCAGTCATGCAGCAAGGTGGGCAAAACTATGTCACCATGCAAGACTTTGAACGTGGCCTTCAGGATCTCGCCAATCAACTACTCGGCAGCAACCGCACCAACGGCGGACGTCGTTACGCAGGAGTCCGATGAGCAATAGATCCCAGTCGCAGTATCTCAGGATTTACAGCGGCGCTACAACCTATCTGCGCTGGCAATCGTATTATGTCGGGCAGACTGTGACATGGGAAAGCAACTCATGGAGTTACTTCCCATTTGTTGGTAATGGCTTGATTGGCGGCAGCGTTGGAAGCGATGCAAGCGTTTCCGTATCCGTGCCTGCAACTGCTGCAGCAGTCTCATTGTTTGAATCTGCATTAAACGAAAACCATCTGATTGAACTGCGTGTTTATGAGTTTGATAGCCGCTTGTCGCAAATCATTCCGCAGTCCGGTCAGCTATTGATCGGTTCATTTGTGGGCGAGGTGGTTGGCGTGTCAGGATCGTTCTCAGTTCTAGAAGTATCGTTAGGGTCAAGCCTTGCTCCTATTGGTGCGCAGGCGCCACCACGCAAATACACATCACAGCTCGTCGGAGCGCCGATCAGGCTATGAGCAGCAACATCACCGATCCGATTGCGCTTCTGCCATACCAGACGGGGTTGATTGTCACGCCACTGCAGGAAGCTGCTGCTGTCGGCCAAAACCCATTAGATACCAGGCAGCGCTCAATCGTAGTAGGAGAACCTGTCCCGATTGTGTTCTGTAGGCGTGTTGGTGAAATTGGTGGCGCATTTGTCAGCCCTGGTGCCACTGAAGGCCGCTATGAAAATAGCCCTATCACGAATGAACTAACGGTAAAGCTGCAACTGGTGCTCAGCGAAGGCGACCTACCGCAACAGCAGCTGCGTGATTTGTTTCAACGCGGCTGCCGCGTCGGCGTCTGGCAGCAGTCCTACAATGCGCGTACCGGCAACTGGCAACCTGGCAACCTGACCACCATCGTTGCAGGCACAACGCCATGGGACTGCCCAGCATTCTGCGGCACTGGCGGCAGCTATGCCAACATGACGACGCTGAGCTACCTCAACATGCATCCTGATGGTGATGACACATGGGATAAGCAAGTTCATTGTTTTGTTCGTGATGGAATGGAGGTCACACGCATCCTTGATAGCACGCTTGGCTCAAGCAATAATCTGATCGATTTGGCGCTGTATTTGATCCGCCAGAGCAGCCGATTCCCCGAGGCGATGCTGGACTTGGTGGAGATGGAGAGTGCTGCAGAATTTACCGATGTCAACGGCCTTCACTTCAACGGCATTTTTGATCAGTCAACCAATCTTGAAGAATGGATGGAGCAGATCTCTACTCTGTTCCTGCTTCGCATCACAGACAAAAATGGTAAAAAAGCATTTCGTCCACGGTTGCC